ACAACGTTTGAAAACAAACAACCACACCCACTAGATATTTTTTATGACGATGAAGGACTTCATTTTGAAGTTGCCTGTACTGGTCTAACTAAAAAAGACATCCAATTAGAAATTGATGGAGATCTTTTGAAGATTATCTATAATAAACCTAATGACGAAGAATTTGATTATAGTGGTTACATCTATAAAGGATTAGCTTCTAGATCTTTTAACTTAGGTTATAAAGTAGCATCTAAATTCGAACTTGAGAAATTAGAGGCAGAAATGAAAGATGGTTTGCTCCATCTATTTATTCCAATAGCGGAATCTAAAAAAGCAAAAACCATAAAAATAAAATAAAAGTTTTACCAAAAATGCGTGTCCTAGCGCAATATTATTCGTATATTCACGGTATATTAATAATATAAACTAAATAAGTTATGTCCGAACAAAAACGTAGGAAATCAATACAAGTAATTACTGACCCTTTATTAGAACCATTCTTTATTACTAAGGATGAGTATAGTTTTACAGTTAAACAAAATGTTACATCTGATGCTGGTCATTTTAGATCAAAGGGGAATGCAAAAACTTATGAAAAATCTTTGTATTATTTTACTCATATGGATCAGGCATTAAATAAAATTTGTGAATTACAGGCAAGTACTGATAATTTCGATAGTTTAAAAGAGTATATTAACAATTATAAATCAATTAGTAATCAAATTAAAAAGTACACAGATGGAATTAGAAGCGCTATTTAACGCAGTTATTGTAAAACCAATTGAAATTGGAGAAACGACTGTTGGTAATATCATTGTCCCAGATTTGGGTAATGAAAAGAATGAAATGGGGGAGGTAGTAGCTATTGGTCCAGGCCAACCTACACAAATGGGTAGTTTTTTACCTACTACTCTAAAAGTTGGGGATAAAGTAGTATTACCTACTATGGGTTTTACTAAATTACCTTATGATGGAGAAGATTATTATGTTGGACCTGAAAATCAGATTTTAGCTAAAATTAACAAAAAAGAACAAGAAGAAAATGAGTAAACAAGTTACACTGGGTGGAACAGCCCGAGAAAATTTAGTAAAAGGTATTGATATCTTAGCAAATGCTGTAGTATCTACCTTAGGACCTAATGGTAGAAATGTAGTAATTGCAAATGATCAAGGGTCTCCACAATCTACAAAAGATGGAGTTACTGTTGCAAAATCAATTTCATTATCAGACCCAGAACAAGAGTTAGGGGTACAATTAGTAAAACAAGCAGCAATAAAAACAGCAGAAAAAGCAGGTGATGGAACAACTACATCTACTTTATTAGCTCGTGAAATGGTAAAAGCAGGATTAAATGCTTTAAACAATGATGAGAATGCTGTTCAAATTAAAAGGGATATTGATACTGCTGTTTTAGAAGTAGTAAAAAACCTTAGAAGTACAGTATCAGAAGAAATATCATCTGAAGAACAATTAGAGCAAGTAGCCACAATCTCAGCAAATAATGATGCAGAAACTGGAAAATTAATTGCTACGGCAATTGATAAGGTAGGAATGGAAGGAGTTGTTCATATCGAAGAATCTCGTACAGGTGAAACATATTTAGAAACAGTTGAAGGTTTACAATTTGAAAGAGGTTTTAAATCCCCTTATTTTGTTACAAACAATAATACAATGACTGCTACTTTAGATAACCCACTTATTTTAATTGCTGATCAAAAGTTAACACAGGTTAAAGAATTATTACCGGTTTTAGAAGCAGTTTCAAACCAAGGTAGATCATTACTTATTATTGCTGAAGACATTGACAATGAAGCTTTAGCTACATTAATTGTTAATAAAATGAGAGGTACTATGAAAGTATGTGCTGTAAAAGCACCTGATTTTGGAGATAGAAGAAAGTTAGCTCTAGAAGATATTGCCGTTACAACTGGAGGAATTGTTTTTGATAAACAAAAAGGAATGAATCTTGATAAATTTAGTTGGGATTGGTTTGGTGAAGCACGAACAGTAACTGTAGAAAAAGAACAAACAACTATTGTAGATGGAAAAGGTGAAGTAAAGGATATTGAAGCACGTGTTGAAGAACTACAACAACAAGTAGGACAGGCAACAACTCCTTTTGAAACCGAAAAACTTCAAGAACGTTTAGCTAAATTTGTAGGTGGTGTTGCTATTATCCATGTAGGTGGAAATACAGAAACCGAGATGAGAGAAAAGAAAGATAGAGTTGATGATGCCTTACACGCAACAAAAGCAGCCATTGAAGAAGGTATTATACCAGGTGGTGGAATGGCTTTATTATATGCTTCTAAAGACCTAAAATCAGATTCTACTGGGGCAAGTATTGTAAAAAAAGCATGTAGAAAACCATTTAATCAAATCTTAGTTAATGCTGGGTACGATAATACCCAAGCAGAAATATTATCAGCACAACTAGTAACTGCAAATCACTCTTGGAATGGTTATAATATCAAAACTGAAGAAATAGTTGATATGAAAGAAGCAGGAATTATTGATCCTACTAAAGTAGCTAGAACAGCATTACAAAATGCAGCTTCAGTAGCAGGCACAGTATTATTAACAGAATGTACTGTAGTAAATGAACCAAGTGATGATAGTAAACAACAAATTGACCCAATGATGGGTATGATGTAAATTAATAATTAATAAATAAATAAAAAAGAATGACAAAACAAGAAATTTTTGAGACAATTGAAGCGAACTTCAATATCTTAGCAGCAGAAAACAATGGAACTACAAAGGCTAGTCAAGGAAGAGCTAGAAAAGCAGCACAAGCTATTAAAAGAGTAATTACAGATTATAAAAAAGCATCTGTGGCTGAATCAAAATAGTTTCGTATCTTATGGCTACACAAATTGAAGAAAAAAACATTTTAATCGCTAGGAGAGTACCTCCTGGCGATAAATGGAGGTTAATTGCAAATGAACCAGATGGTCCTATACATAAAACATTAACTGATGCTTTAGAAGCATATATGGTTAAAACAGGTTTTAAAGGTAGTTATAGATTAGAACCATTAAAAAGTAATTTATATGCAATTGATTCAACAGAAACTGAAGTAATACCAGAACCCGAAAAGAAATATTCAATATATGGCGAATACGGAGCATAGTTTATTAGTAGAAAAATATAGACCCAAAACATTAAATAATTATGTTGGTAACGAAAACATAAAAAAGTCTATATCTGCATACTTAAACCAAAATGATATACAAAATTTTATATTTTATGGTCCTGCTGGTACTGGTAAAACAACATTNGCAAAAATCATTATTAATAGTTTAGATTGTGACCATCTATATATTAATGCCTCAGATGAACGTGGTATTGAAACTATTAGAGATAAAGTTTCTAGTTTTGCATCTGTTGCTTCATTTAAACCACTTAAAGTAGTTATTTTAGATGAAGCTGATTTTCTTACGATTCAAGCACAAGCATCACTTAGAAATATAATTGAAACATTTTCACGTACTACAAGATTTATTATGACTTGTAATTTTGTAGAGCGTATTATTGATCCTTTACAATCTAGATGTCAAGTACTTAAAATTGTACCCCCAACTAAAAAAGATGTTGCTAAGCATTTATCTTGGATTTTAAAAGAAGAAAAAATTAGTTTTAATATCAATGATTTAGTACCTTTAGTTAATCAATATTACCCTGATTTACGTAAATGTATTAATACTATACAATTAAGTACAACCAAAGAAGAAGATGAATTACATCCTACTAATTATATAACCGTACTAAAATTAGACCCCTCAGTATTAGTATCATCAAATTATATAGATAAAGTTATTACTGAATTATCTAAAGGTAATAAAGTATCATCCTTTAATATTATACGTCAAATTATAGCAGATGCTAATGTAGATGATTTTGATGAGTTATTTAGAGCACTTTACGATCGTTCATCTGAATATTATAAAGATAAAGAAGGTACAGCAGTATTAGCAATAAACGAACATCAATATAAAGCAAACTTCCGTATTGACAAGGAAATAAATATAATGTCATTAATTCAAACTTTAATAAAATATAAATAATTATGCAACAACCACAACAAGCACCACCAATTGATTTAAAAAACACAACATCCATCGAAAATTTTGACGGGGGTGTTTTATTTACTCAAGGAGTATTATTAAGAACCGTATCTAAATTCGTAATGGGAACAGATGAAGACGCACTTTTACCAATTCCAGTATTTTATGATGCTACAAGTAAAAAAATTCTAGAATCATCTATACCAAAAGAATTAAGAGAAGAATATAAAGATTATATTATTTAATGAAAAATATCTTTGATTGGTTAAAAGCAATTAATACTACCAAACCTCCAGTTGAGTCTTTTACAGACAAAGACTGGGAAGTTTGGAATAGTTACATGATACATAGATTTTTATCTATGAACCCAGATTACTTAGAAGTAGTAAATTATGTTCAAGATTTACCTCCACAGGAAAAGAGAATGATTTATAATGTTTATAAAGAATTTATTCCTAAAAATAATAAATGGAGTAAATATATCAAGTCTAAGGTAAAACAACCAAACACTGATTTAATCAACCATATTAAAGATAACTTTCAATGTTCAAGTAAAGAAGCAAAGGAATATATAACTTTGTTGGATACTCAACAAATTAGTCGTATATTATCGAATAGAGGATTAAATACAAAAGAAATAAAACCATTATTAAAATGAACAAACTAGTAGAAATGTTACGTACATCTGCATTAGCAGATAAAGCCAAAGCAATGTTATCACTTGAATTATTAGGTAACAAAGCAGTTGGGATTGGAGATCATTCAACAGAAGACTTTTATAAGAATGCTGAAGAAGCACTTATTATGTTAGTTGATGCTGATGATAGATTAGCAGCAATTGAAAAGTATTTTTCATTAGAACAACAGATCAATGGGTAGTATAATATCTAAATATTTTGAAAATGTAGGTCATTTTGGTAATAACGCAAAAGAAATAGAAAAAGTTATGAGTGATAGAGAAATTATGAATGCAAAACAAGGTGTTTCATCAAAATTAAGCATACAGGTATTTGAAAAAGAATACCCAGAATTATCTAAGGAATTTAAAAAAATACAAAAAGAAATGTATGAAATGTTTGCTCGTAAACATATGGATTATGGATTAAATAACATTGCTTTAGGTGGAGATATCGTTAATAACAGCGATGATAAACAATTCTCACTAACTGGGTTATGTATTAGATTAACTGATAAAATATCACGTTTAAAAAACTTATTGATTAATGGTAGATCATTTGTTGAAGGTGAGGGTATGCAGGATACATTTATAGATATTGCCAATTATGGAATAATCGGTCTTTTAGTAGGTCGTAATAAATGGAAAAAATAAATGGATATATTAAAAGGGTTTAATTGGGGGTGGATGTCCTATGATACCATTGAAGGTAAAAATCATAAAGCTACAATTACTCAAGAAATTGAAGATAGGGCGTACGAAAAATATTTTGAAGTTGAAAAGGGAGATATAGTTCTTGATTGTGGTGCTAGTGTAGGTCCTTTTAGCTATTCAATTAAAGGAAAAAAACCAAAAAGAATAATTGGTGTTGAACCTTCACAAACTGAAATTCCCACTTTAACTACCAATATGAAAGGTAGTAATTTTACATTAGTACCCTATGCTATTTCTAACCAGGATGGGGAAAAAGAATTACTTTATATTTTTGAATCCACAAACCAAAACTCAGCATTTTCTAAAACTTTAGTAAAAACTTTAAAATTTACATCTTTATTAAAACAATATGATATAAAAAAAATTGATTTTTTTAAAACGGATTGTGAAGGAGGAGAATATGATATTTTTAACAGTGAAAATATTTGGTGGATAAAAAATAATATTAAAAAAATTGCAGGAGAATGGCATTTATCAACCCCAGAATTAAAAGCAAAATTTAGAGCTTTTAGAGATACTTATTTAAGGTTATTTCCTAATCATATGGTTAGTGCTATTAATGGAGTAGATATTAAATGGGATTTATGGAATGACCATTTTATAGAGTATTATACTGAAGTATTCATTTATATAGATAACAGATAAATTTTGGCAAAAAAACTCCCAAAAATAGTAAAGGAAATAAGGAATAACCCACCTTCACCCGTTAATTATGCATATCAAAAGAATATATCATATTCTCAGATGTCTATATTTAGAGGATGTCCCCATAGATGGAAACTTCAGTATAAAGATAAAATTAAACGATTTACATCTTCAATACATACTGTTTTTGGAACTGCAGTCCATGAAGCAATGCAGCATTATTTAGATGTAGCATATGAAAAATCTTTTGCAGCTGCAGATAGAGATATCAACATGGAAGAATATTTCCAAGAAGCATACATAGGTGAATACCAAAAGCAATACAAGTCAAACAAATCAGAACATTTTTCAGATGCGGCCGAAATGAGAGAATTTTTTGATGATGGTATGGCCATATTAGATTGGTTTAAGAAAAAACGTAGTAGATATTTTAGTAAAAAGGGTACATATTTAGTAGGTTGTGAAATACCTATTGTAGTAGCACCAAATAAAATGTTAAATAACGTATTATATATGGGGTATCTCGATGTTGTCACCTACCATGAGGAAACAGAGACATTTAAAATAATTGACATAAAAACCAGTACCAATGGGTGGAATGATTATGCTAAAAAAGATGAAAATAAGCAATTCCAACTATTACTTTATAAACAATACTTTTCAGAGCAATATGGAATACCTTTAGATAAGATTGAAATTGAATTTTTTATCCTTAAGAGGAAAGTATTAGATCCTGATGATGAAAAGCTTATGTCCCCTTATCAAGCTTATAGAGTACAACAGTTTACACCACCAAGTGGTAAAATCAAACTATCAAGAGCAAAAAATGCTATTAATGATTTTATCAATGAATGTTTTAATTCAAGTGGAAAAATAAAAGAAGCAGACTATCACAAATCTCCATCTAAATGGAATTGTAATTTCTGTCCTTATAGTAAAGATAAAGAATTATGTGGAGCCGGTGAACATTTTTCGTAGGTTCCCATATATGTATATATAATAAATAACGTTTTAATAAATAAAGACTATGAGTAATCCAAAAAAGATGACACTAACTAGTGTTAAGGTTCAAAGTGATCTATTCGAGAATTTTAAGATTGAATGTGTAAAACGTAAATTTTCACTACAAAAACTTGCTGATCGTGCACTATTTTTGTACCTTACAGATGAAAATTTCCGTAAACAAATAACCAATCAAACAAATATCGAATTATAACCTTATGAACACAGATTTTAAACATATCCCTAAGGATAAAAGAAAAAAAATACTTTTAATATGTGATGATATTAGAGTACATTCAGGTGTAGCAACTGTTGCTAAAGAAATAGTAACTCATACTGCACATCATTTTAATTGGGTACAAATTGCTGGATCAATTAATCACCCTGAAAAAGGAAAAAGACTAGACCTTTCTACAGCTACAAATGAAGTTAATGGTTTAAAAGACTCCTCAGTAATAATGTATCCTGTAGATGGGTATGGTGATAGTAGAATTATAAGAGAACTTATAAAACTTGAAAAACCTGATGCTCTATTTTTAATTACGGATCCAAGATACTTTACTTTTATATTTAATATGGAACAGGAAATTAGAAAACAAATTCCTATTACTTATTTAAATATTTGGGATGATTATCCCGCTCCAATGTATAATAAACCATACTATGAAGCCTGTGATTTATTAATGGGTATATCAAAACAAACCGTAAATATTAATAAACTAGTATTAAAAGGAAGTGAAGGTAATAAGGTATTTAGATATGTACCACATGGTAAGAATCGTAACTCCTATTTTCCTATTGATGAAAATGATTTAGATTATATAAATTTCAAATCACAAATATTTAATAAAAAGAAACCAAAATTTGTATTATTTTTTAATTCTAGAAATATTAGAAGAAAACAAATCCCAGACACATTAATGGCTTTTAGAGCATTTTTAGATTCTTTACCTGAAAATGAAGCAAGGGATTGTTTTATGGTTCTTAAAACAGAAAGAGTAACCGATGCTGGAACTGATTTACCTAAGGTTAAAGAATATTTATTTGATGAAAGTTATAAAGATAACGTAATTTTTATAGATCAAAGATTATCTGAACAACAATTAAATTGGTTATATAATATAGCAGATGTCCATACTCTATTAACATCTAATGAAGGGTGGGGATTAGCTAATACAGAAGCTATATTATCAGGTACACCTATTATAGCTAATGTTACAGGTGGAATGCAAGATCAAATGAGATTTGTAGATAATGAAGATAAATGGTTTGAGCCTAGTGCTGAGGTTCCTTCTAATCATAGGGGTACATATAAGAAACATGGTGAATGGGCATTTCCAGTCTACCCAACTTCTAGATCTATTCAAGGATCCCCTCCAACTCCTTATATATATGATGATAGATGTGCTTGGGAAGATGCAACTGTAAGAATGCAAGAATGTTATAAATTAGGAAGAAAAGAATTAAAAAGAAGAGGTTTAAAAGGTAGAGAGTGGGCTTTAGGTGATGAAGCAGGATTTACTTCTAAACACCAAGCAAAAAGAGTTATAGAGGCTTTAGACACTTTATTTGATACTTGGAAACCTAGAGAAAAATATGAAGTAATTAACACTAATGAATATAAAGGTAAATTTTTAAATCATAAAATAATATATTAATGAGTAAACCACGTTTTGTAATAAGCTGTCCCTTTGATACCTATTCAGGTTATGGGGCACGTAGTCGAGATATAGTTAAAGCTATAATAGAATCTGATAAATATAAAGTAGAATTATTATCCCAAAGATGGGGTGAAACTTCATGGGGTTTTTGTAATGATCACCCTGAATGGACTTTTTTAAATAATCACGTAGTTACTCAAGATTGGCAAAAAACTCAACCTGAAGTTTGGATGCAAATAACTATTCCAAATGAATTTACACCTGTTGGTAAGTTTAATATTGGTTGTACTGCTGGTATTGAGGCTACGGCT